AGCGGCGCGTGCAGGGCGTGCGCTGCCCGGGCTGTGGGTGCCTGTCCCTGGTCCGGGTCCCGCCGTCGGCCGCGGGCGCCCAGGTGCTGGTGCGCTGCACCCTGCCCGCCTGCGGCCTGGTCATGGGCGAGGACGACTGGGCGGTCCTCAGGGTCCGGGCCCTGGCCGCCGCCCGGGCCGGGGGCGGGGGAGGGGCGTGAGCGCGACGGGGCCCGACGGCGTGGAGTGGGTCCGCGCGGCCGAGGCCCTGGAGCGCATCCCCGGCCTCAACGCCTCCACTCTCCGCTCCTGGATCCACCGGGGGAGGGTGCGCCGGTGCCGTGTCGGCCGGGCCTCGTGGGTGTGCTGGGACGACGTCGTGGAGGCGGAGGCGGCGGCCTTCCTCGCCGCCCGCCGGCGGGCGCGACACGCCGGCTCCGACGCCGCGCTGGACAGATGTTCGGGGTAGGTGCAACATTGGTGCCAGCGGTACACGTGTGCCCGTCCGGCCCTGACCGGGAGCGGTGCGGGGCCCCGGCGTTTGCCGGGGGTACTGTTGGGTTGTGGCTTCAAGGGTCTGCTGGAACTGCGGGCAGCGCGCGCACATGGCGCCGGTCGGTGATTCGTTATGGTCTGCTGACGGGGAGTTCTGGACCCGGGCGTACCGGTGCGACAGTTGCAGGGCGGCCTCCGTCGCGAAGACGCCCTATGACTTGGGTGCGGATTACCGGCACTTCGATGAGTGCGATGAGTACTTCGAGGAGCCCGACGCCGACATCGAGTGGCTCCCGGCGACAGTGCTGGGGAGGAGGTTCGAGGACGTGCCCTCCCCCATCGGCGATGCGGCGTCCGAGGCCTACGCCTGCTACTCGATCCGCTCCTACCGCGCCGCAATACTTCTCGCCCGCTCGGTGGTGGAGGCCGTGGCGAAGGACCAGGGGGTCACCGATGGCCCCCTGGTCGAGAAGATCGACGCCCTGGAGGCTCAGCGGGTCATCTCCCCTCTGATGAAGGATACCGCCCACGCGATCCGTGTCGTGGGCAATGAGATGGCGCACGGCGACTTCGTCGCGGCGGTTGACGAGGAGGAGTGCGACGACGTCCTGAACTTCATGAGCGCACTGCTCGACGCCGTCTACCAGCAGCCGGCGAAGCTGACCCGGTTCCGTGAGCAGCGCGAGCGCCGTCGCTCGGAGGGGCGGACGTAGCCGCCTCGTCTCGGATCCGGGGATCGGGGAGGAGTTTGCGATGGCGTGGCGGTCGGGTCCTTCGCGGACGTCGTCGGTCGAGCACCGGCGGTGGCGCGAGGCGGTGCTGCGCAGGGACAGGTTCGTGTGCCGGTTGCGGCTGCCCGGTTGCACCGGTCGCGCCACCGAGGCCGATCACGTCGTGCCCGTGGCCGAGGGCGGCGCGTGCTATGATCCGGCCAACGGTCAGGGCGCGTGCGCGTCGTGCCACGCGGTCAAGACCGCGGCCGAGGCCGCTCGGGGGCGCGCCAGGCGCTCGCGTCTGCGGCCGCGGCGCCCGCACCCGTCGGACACCTGGTGATCGAACGCCTGTTCGACAATTTTGTGACCCGGGCCACATACCCCCTCCTGGGGGTCTTTCCAACTACGGGCGGCATAGGGTGTTAGACCGCGTACGGGTTCCCGCGTTTCGGATGGTAATAGTTTTCCGTTGATGTGACACTGTTTCGTGGGGGTGGTGGGTATGCCGTCGGGACCGCTCCCCAAGCACCCGGACAGGAGGCGGAGGCGCAACGCCACCTTCGCGATGACGTCTCTGCCGGCGGACGGGCGCCACGGCCGCACCCCGACGTGGCCCCTGCCGTCCAGCCCGATGCTCGCCGTCGCCGAGCACTGGCGCACCGAGGCGGCGGCGCTCGAGGCACGGGCCGGGGAAGAGGATGACGGGCGCCGGCGGAACCGCCTTCTCGACCGAGCGGCCAAGGCCCGGGCGACGGCGGCGCAGGTGCAGGCCACGTGCGACGCCGCGGCCGACCTGGAGCGCAAGATCTGGTCGCGGGCCTGGACGACGCCGATGGCCGTCCAGTGGGAGAAGCAGTGCTGGACCCGCGAGGTCGCCGGCTACTGCCGCGCCAAGGCCCTCGCCGAACTCGGCGACCACAGGGCCGCCAGGACGGCGATGGCCTACGCGGACCGCCTCGGCCTGAACCCGTGGTCCATGCTGCGACTGCGCTGGGAGGTCGCGCCCGCCCCCGCGCCCGACGCCCCGCGGGCCGCCGTGACGCCCATCAGCAGTGCGCGAGCCGACTTCACCTGACCCGCCCCCGGGCTACTGGGTCGACCCCGGCACGGGCGCGTGGATGACCATCCCCTGGCCCGGAGACCCCGCCAAGCCCTGGAACTGCGACGAGCGCCTCGCCCTCCTGCCCCCGACCCTGGGAGGACAGGTCATCTCCTGGGCCCAGGACTACCTGGTCCACCACCTCACCGAGGAGCCCTGGACCTTCACCCTCGGCCAGAAGCGCTTCCTGTACCTGTGGTACGCCCTCGACCCGGACACGGGGCGCTTCGTCTACCGCTCGGCCGTCAAACGAGGCGCCAAGGGGACGGGCAAGGACCCCTTCGGCGCCGCACTCGCATGGATCGAGGCGTGCGGACCATGCCAGCTCGACGGCTTCGACGCCTCCGGCCGGCCCGTGGGCGTCGAGCGCGGCTGGTCCAAGGTGCAGGTCGCCGCGAACTCGGCGACCCAGGCCGGCGAGCTGCTCGAGGTCGCCTCGGGCATGGTCTCCGCCGCGCTCGCGGACGACTACGACGTGGATCCCGGCAAGACCCGGATCGACACGGCGATCGGCCGCATCGAGCTCCTGACGGCCTCGGAGAGGACGATGGAGGGCACACCGGCGACGGCGGTGCTCCTCAACGAGTCCCACCACATGACCTCGTCCAACGGCGGGCACCGCATCTCCCGCGTGGCCCGCCGCAACGCGGGCAAGTCCCCGGCGTACGTGCAGGCGCGAGTGGTCGAGCTGACCAACGCCCACCTGGCGGGCGAGGACTCCGTCGCCGAGCAGTCCTTCACGGCGTGGCAGGTCCAGCAGCGGCCGGGCGCCCTCCGCCACGACATCCTGTACGACTCCATCGAGGCGCCGCCCGACGCGGACGTCTACGACGAGCGCTCGCGGATGGCGGGCCTGCGGGCCGCCTACAGCGACGCGCCGTGGGCCGACCTGGAGAGGCTCGACGGCGAGATGCTGGATCCGCGCACGCCGGTGGCCGACTCCATCCGCTACTACTTCAACGGCCTGGCCGCGGCCGAGGACTCCTGGGTGGACCCCCAGCGCTTCGACGCCCTGGCCTCCCCCCGAAGGGTCGACGAGGGCGACCGGATCGCGATGTTCCTGGACTGCTCGAAGTCGCAGGACGCCACGGGCCTGGTCGCCTGCCGCCTGTCCGACGGGCACGTCTTCGTCCTCGGCGTCTGGCAGCGCCCCCACGGCCATCGCGGCGAGGACTGGCTGGCGCCCCGCACGGAGGTCGACGCCGTCGTCCGCCGGGCCTTCGACCGCTACCGGGTCGCCTGGTTCGGCGTGGACCCGTCCCCCGCCAGGGACGACTCGACCGAGGCCCTCTACTGGGCCGACGCCATCGAGGGATGGCACAGGGACTTCCGCCGCAGGGTGGCCGTGTGGGCGACCCCCGGGGCCGGCGGGTCGGCGGTCCTGTTCGACATGAGGATGAGCGCTCGCGGCGCTGTTCGGCGCAACCAGGCGTTCACGGACATGGCGATGAGGACGGCGATGGACATCGACTCCGACGAGGGGCGCCCCTTCACCCATGACGGGGATCCGGCGCTGCGCGTCCACGTCCACAACGCCAAGCGCCGCCCCAACCAGTGGGGCTACTCGCTGGGCAAGGTCAACCGGGACTCCGACCGTCTCGTGGACCTGGCCGTGTGCATGGTCGGGGCGAGGCTGGGAGCCAAGGTGGTCCTGGACTCCGGCAGGGTCCGCGCCTCCGGGCCCGCTCGACGTCGTCGCAGAGGAGGGGTGCTGGCATGACCCTGACCTACTTGACGAACCCGGCGAACCACTCCCGGGACGCCGCGACGGCGCTGGGGGACGACCTGCCGGCTTTCAACAGGGTGCTGCGGGTCCTGGGGGCGCGGCGCAGACGCAACATGCTGCGGCGCCGCTACTACGACGGGGAGGAGCGGATCCGCAACATCGGTATCGCCATCCCCCCGGACCTCGAGGACCTCATGCCCGTGGTCGGGTGGCCGGCCAAGGCCGTCAACGTCCTGTCCACCCGCCTGAACATCGAGGGCTTCGCGGTCCCCGACGCCGCGCGCAGCGACGAGGAGGTGCGCCAGATCTTCGACCTCAACCACATGGAGGTCGGCGCCCGCCAGGCGCACACCGCGGCGCTGCGCGACGGGTGCGCCTTCATCGCCGTGACGGTGGGGGACACCGGGGCGGGGGAGCCGCCGGCGGTGATCGCCACCTACACGGCCACGGACGCCTCCGGGACGTGGAACCAGCGCAGGCACGCCCTGGACAGCGCCCTGACCGTTGACGTGCGCAACGAGTTCGGCGCGGTCATGCAGATGTCCTGGTGGACGCCGGTCAGGCAGGTCCGAATGTCCCGTCAGACCGTGACGGGCGACTGGCGGGTGGAGGACCTGCCCCACCGCTTCGGGCGGGTCCCGGTGGTGTGCGTCGCCTACGGCACCGTGCCGGGCCGCCCGTTCGGCACCTCGCGCATCACCCGCCCGGTGATGCGCCTGACGGACCACGCCGTGCGCACGCTCCTGCGCTCCGAGATCGCCGCCGAGTTCTTCTCGGCCCCGCAGCGCTACCTGCTGGGCGCGGACATGGAGGCCTTCGAGGACGAGAACGGGGAGCTCAAGCCCGGGTGGGAGTCGATCATCGGTCATCTCCTGGTCGCCTCCCGCCCCGTCGACGACAACGGGAACACATCGGAGTCCAATCCCGTGGCGGGCCAGTTCGCGCAGGCGTCCATGGAGCCGCACGCCGCCGAACTGCGCTCCGTGGCCACGATGTTCGCCGGCGAATCGTCCATCCCCGTCAATTATCTGGGGATCATCCAGGACAACCCGGCCTCGGCCGACGCCATCCGGGCCGCCGAGTCAGACCTGATCTCCGTGGCCGAGAGCGCCCAGAACGACTTCGCGGCCGCCTGGGCCGAGGTGGCGATCCTGGCCGCCATGGCCTCCAGGGCCGCCCGGGGGCTCCCCTGGGAGGTCGACGACCTGGCCGGCATCCGGCCGGTGTGGCGGGACGCCTCGACGCCGACGAAGGCCGCCCAGGCCCAGTCGGTGATGACCCTGGTCACCGCCGGAGTTCTGCCTCCGACGAGCGAGGTCACCTACGAGCTGCTCGGCTTCGACCGGGTCACCAGGCAGAGGCTCCTGGTCGAGGCCGCCGAACGGCGAACAGAATCCCTGGTGAGGAGCCTCGCCGACAGCGCCGCGTCGGTGTCCGGGGCGGCGCGGGACATCGTCGAGCGCAGAGGGGACTCGTCGGACACCGGTGAGGGGTGAGCATGACCGGCCTGGACCCGTGGGAGGCGTTGAGATTCTCGATCAACGAGCTGTCCGCCCGCGCCGTCCAGGTCCTCCTGGCGGCGTTCGAGACCGACCCGCTCATGACCCGCGCCCAGCTGGCCGACCTCATCCGGGCGCTGCACGCCGAGTACGGGCGCGCAGCCTCCTCGGCGACCGCGGACACGCTCATCTCCGTCAGGGGGGCCGCCGACCGCCTGGACCTGCCGGCGCCCAGGGTCCTCGACGTCGTCGGACTGGCCCAGGCCCGGGGCGTCGCCGGCTACGCGCTCGCCGGGGAGGACCCGGCCAGGCGCGCCGCGGTGTCGGTCGACAGACTGGTGCGGGGCGCCCAGCGCCGGACGGTCTACGAGGCGACCGCCGCAGCCGGCACCGGCTTCGCGCGGGTGCCCCGCCCCGGCGCCTGCGCGTTCTGCCTCATGCTGGCCTCGCGCGGGGCCGTCTACTCCAAGGACACGGTCCTGCGCACCACGTCGAGGGCCAGGGCCGGAGCGGGGCAGTCCTACCACGACAACTGCCACTGCCAGGCGCAGGAGGTCCTCTCACCCGACGACGTGCCGCCGATCGTGGCCGGCCTGCACGAGCAGTGGAAGCGCCTGGCCGCCCAGTCCCCCGGCGGAACGGCGACGCTCGACCAGTGGCGCGAGCACGTCCACTCCAGACGCCTCGACGAGGCCGCCGCCGACGCCGGGAGCCCCTCGACGGGGAGCACGGCCCCGGAGCCCTCCGCCGCGGAGGCCCGGCGGCCGCGGCGCAGGATCGCCAGGACCGAACGCCGCCGCGGAGGGCCGGACGAGGCCGAGTGGGTGCGCCGCCAGGCCGCCCTGGCCTCCGACACCTCCGGGGAGGCCCTCTACCCCCACGAGATCGAGTTCCTCGAGGCGATGGAGGCGCTCGGCGAGAAAGTCAGGTGGATCCCGCGCTCCCCCTACATTCCCGGCCAGGGCCGAGCCCCCACCAACGACTTCGTGTGGCTCACCAACGAGAACACGGTGACCGAGCTCAAGGCGACCACCCCGAACTACGGGAAGATCCGTAACCTGATCCAGCCGGCGGTGAGGAAGGCCCGGGAGAAGGGCGTCGTCAAGGACTCGTTCGTCATCGACCTGGGCCCCTACCGGCTCACCCCCAAACTCAGAGGCCAGCTGGAGCTCTACAACATCCGCAACCCGGACAACCGGGTGGCCCGCATGTGGGTGATGGCCCGCGGCGAGCTCACCGAGATCGACCTGGCACGGGCGTGAAGAAGCAGGGGTAGGGCCCGTGCGTTCCAACGTCCCGTTATTTCGGGGATTGCGCGGGGTTCCCCCTGCTTCTGACCGAATTCTACCAGGTTCTCCGTTCTTCGCCGCCGGCGCGGGCGGAGGATCTTCCGCACCACGAGCAGCGGCAAGCGCTCGGACACGAACTCCACTGGAGGAAACCACATGCATCGCAGCAGGACCCTGCCCCGCTTCGCCCGCTTCGCCACCGCCCCCGGAACCGACCCCGGCGCCGGAGCCCCGCCCGCCGACGACGGCCGGAAGGAGAAGGACGACGGGGCTCCCGGGTGGACCCCGCCGGCTTCCCGGGAGGAGCTCGACCGGATCATCGGCGACCGCCTGGCCCGCGAGAGGGCCAGGTACTCCGACTACGAGGACCTCAAGAAGAAGGCGGCGGCCTACGACAAGGCCGAGGACGAGAAGAAGACGGCCGAACAGCGCGCCGCCGACCGCCTGGCCGACCTGGAGGCCAAGACCGCCGCCGCCGAGGCCCGTGCCGCCGCCGCCGAGGCCGCCGCCCTGCGGGCCGAGATCGCCGCCGACAAGGGCGTCCCCGCCGACTTCCTCACCGGGACCGACCGGACCGGCATCGAGAAGCAGGCCAAGGCCCTCCTGGAGTGGAAGAACGGGACCGGGCCCGCCTCCGGCGGCCTGGGCCCCGGGGCGAGGAACCCCAGGGCCAACGGCTCCACCACCGCGGGGAGGAGCTCGGGCGGCCTGGCCTCCGGCCGCTCCTGGTTCACCGAGCGGTTCGGCTCCCGCACCCCGCAGAGCTCCTGACCATCCGCACCACCTGAAAGGAAGGGGCGTCATGCCCAAGATCAAGACCGAGTCCGTCTCCCCGGGCGACCAGACCTGGCTCGGGTCGCTGCACGGAGTCGAGGCGGCCCGCACCCTGACCCTCGACCCGGCCGACTTCACGGCCAAGACCCGGGACCGGGTGATCCCCTCGGGGACCGCTCTGGCGATCAGCGGCAAGAAGGTCGTCCCCTACGACCAGGCCGGCGGGGGCGACTCCGCCAAGTTGGTCGGCTTCCTCCTGACCGACCAGCCCTCCGACCGCGGGCGCCTCGCCGTCCCGGTCGTGGACCACGTCCGCGTCAAGATCGCCAACCTGCCCGACACGGGCTTCGCCGTGCCCGCCGCGGGAAACGACCTGACCTCCTGCGTCTACATCCCGAAGGGAGCCTGAGATGTCTCTGTGGACTGATCTGATCGAGCCGGCCGAGCTGACCGGCTTCGTGCGCGCCGCCTTCGAGGAGACCGAGCGCGCCAAGGGCCTGCTGGCCCGGTTCCTGCCCAACACCTTCGTGCCCGACGTGCTGGTGAAGTTCGCCAAGGGCGAGGCCGGCCTGGTGGAGGAGGCCTCCTACCGGGCCTTCGACGCCGAGCCCGAGGTGATCGCCCCCGGCAGGCTGGGCCGGGTCATCATCGAACTGCCCGCGATCGGCTCCCTCAAGCCGGTGGGCGAGTACCTCCAGCTGCGCGCCCGCGGCGCCTCCGACGAGGTCCTGCGCGACGTGGTCCTCAAGGAGGCCCTGCGCAGCGTCCAGGGCGTGTCCGACCGGACCGAGCGCATGCGCGGCACCGTCCTGGCCACCGGGAAGGCGACCATCGACCAGGAGAACTTCACGACCGAGGACGACTTCGGCAGGGACCCGTCCATGACGGTCACGGCCGCCACCCTGTGGAACGCGTCCGGCGCCAAGATCCTGGACGACATGATCGGCTGGGCCGACGCCTATGCTGACCTCAACGGGGAGCGGCCCGGCGCCCTCGTGGTCTCCTCCAGGATCGCCCGCGCGATCCGCGCCGCCACGGAGTTCCAGGTCAAGCTGATCGACGGGGCCTCCCGCGCCGCGTCCATGGACCAGGTCAACGCGATCCTGGACGCCGAGGGCCTGCCCTCCCTGGTGGTCTACGACCGCCGCACCCAGCGCGGGGGCAAGCGCCTGCGGGTCCTGCCCGAGGACACGCTGCTGCTCCTGCCCGCACCCGTGGATCCCGACGCCGAGGCCGCCAGCGCCCTGGGCGCCACGTTCTGGGGGCAGACCCTGGCCGCGGACGACGCCGACATGGGCATCGACGACGACCAGCTGCCCGGCATCGTCGCGTCCCTGGACCGCGCCGACCGCACCCCGCGCACGGTGTCGATCGACGTGGACGCGATCGCCATGCCCGTCCTGGCCAACGCCAACCTGGCCATGGCCGCGAAGGTCCTGTGATGCGCCGGCTCGCCGCCACGGTGCTGGTGCACCGCCCGGCCGGGAGCGTGATGCTCCCGGCCGGGTGCGTCCCCGGCCCCGACGACGCCGCCCTCATCACCAACCCCGCCTGCTGGGACGCCGACGACGACACCGGCCCGGAGACCGGCCCCGGCGGGGAGGGGGACGCCGTCGTCCCGGACGAGTCGTGGACGATCACCGGGATCCAGGCCTGGGCCGCGGACCACGGCGTCGACCTCGCCGGCGCGCGCAAGAAGGAGGACCTCCTCATGATCGTCCGGGACGAGACCTCCTCCCGGGAGGACGACGATGGCGTGGACAACCCCTGAGCACGTCAGAGCGGGGTGGCTCCTCGACCCCGGGGACCTGCCCGGCGACGACGCGCTGACCACCCTCATCGGGCGCGCCGAACGCATCCTGAAGCGCCTCGACCGCACCCTGGCGACCCGGGTCGCCGGGGACCCCGAGCTGGAGGACACGGCCCGGGACGTCGTCGCCGCGATGGTCCTGCGCGTCGTCACCAACCCCGAGGGGATTCGCTCCTACTCCGAGACCACCGGCCCGCTGACCACCTCGGTCACGCACTCCGGGGACGACCCCGGCGGGATCTACGTGACCGACACGGAGAAGGACGTCCTCGGGATCCGCCGCGGCCGCCGACGTCAGCAGGTGTTCTCCGCCCCGACATCCCGCCGCGGGAGACCCCTGTGACGGGCCGCTGGCGCCATCGCACGCCCGGCAGGTGGAAAACGCCGGTCACCGTGACCGGGCCCGTGCACCGCACCCCCGACGGCTACCTCGCCGCTCCCGGGGCGCCGGTGACCGTCCGCGGCTGCCTGGTCGCCCCCAGCGCCTCGGCCGCCCCGGGCCTGACCGACCCGGCCGCCTCCGAGGCCCCCGAAACCTCGGCCTCCCTCTACGCCCCGCCCGGGGCCCCGATCCACCACCGCGACACCGTCACCATCCCGCCCGGCCACCCTCTGGCCGGCGCCTGGGCCGTGGAGGCCCCGCCGGCCCCCTGGCCCCTGGGACTGGTCGTCGCCCTGACCAGGAGGTAACCGGCTATGGCCCGTAGGACGAGGGACTTCGAGGTCGACAAGGCCGGCCTGGCCGCCCTGTTCATCTCCTCGGATATGCGGGCGGCCATGACCGCCGCCGGCCAGGACGTGGCCGGCGCGGCCTCTCTCACCGCCCCGTACCGGACGGGTCGGCTCGCCGGTTCCTTCCGGGTGGAGCCCACCGTCGCGACCGTGGTCACCAAGCGGGGCGGGGAGTCCCGGCGGGCGTCGGGCCGCGTGATCACCGACGCGCCGTACGCGGCCGCCGTCGAGTTCGGGCACCTCGCCAGCGCGGTTCGCGCCCACGCCGGCTTCCGGTACGTGATCCCGGGGGCGTACACCCTCGGGGCCCTGGCCGCCACCAGGGCCGCCCGGGCGGCCCGCAGGGGGAGAAGGAGGTCATGACATGAGCGATTTGGATCCGGTCCGGGTGATCCGCGAGGCGGTCACCGCCATCACGGGCGCTCCCACCACCACGGTCCTGGACGTCGGCTTCACCGCGGGTCCCATGCCGCTGGTGCACGTGGCCCTGCTCGACGTCGTCAACGGGTACGTCGACACGGTCGCCACGCTGACCGTGGACGTCTACGCCACCACCCCCGCCGGCCCCGGCGGGCGGGGTGCCGCGGATCTGGCGGCCGCGCTGCGGCGGTCCCTGGGCGCCGGCCCGCTGGACACTCCGGCGGGGTTCGTCGACGACGTCGCGGTCACCCAGCAATCGGGCGCCCGCCCCTACTACGAACAGGTCGAGGTCGCCTCCATGGTCCTCGACGTCACCTACCGCCCCACCGACTGAACCGAGAGGAAACCGACGATGGCCACGACGACGATCGAGGCGCTCAAGAAGAAGCACAACAACCGCGGCAACATCCGCAAGGGCCTGAATGTCGTCGTCTTCATGGCGCCGACCACCGTTGCCCTGCCCGCCGCCCTCACCGAGGGGACGGGTCAGCTCAAGGAGCTGGAGACGGGCTGGTGGCCCGTCGGCATGATGACCAAGGACGGGTTCACGGTCTCCGTCGACGTGAGCCTGGAGGAGGTCGAGGCCCTCGGCTACGTCGAGTCGGTGCGCACCGACGTCGTCAAGGCCCCCAAGACCATCAAGTTCTCGTGCCTGGAGCCCTACCGGCGCAACCTCCAGCAGCTGGTCTACGGCCTCGACCTGTCCCAGACCAAGGCGAACAAGGACACCGGGGAGGTCGTCTTCGACGAGGCGCCCGTTCCCCTGCACGACGAGTACCGGCTGCTGGCCGTCATGGCGGACGGGCCGGCGGACAACGAGTGGCTGATCGGCCGAGGCTTCCCGAGGGTCAAGCCCGCCACGATCCCCGAGGAGGCCTGGAAGTCCAGCGACCCGACGCAGTTCGATCTCGAGCTGTCGGTGTTCACCGACGCGGCCCTGGGGACCCCGTGCCGCCACTACATCGGCGGCACCGGCGCGGTCAGGAGCATCGACGCCCTCGACTTCGACAAGGCCGCCTGAGGCCGCCCCAAGACGTCGGGGCGGCGGTCGCCGGTCTTCCCGGCCGCCGCCCCGACCCACCACCCCTCGCGGAGGACCAGCCCCAAGGAGCCCGCTCGTGCCCACGTTCACCAAGAAGATCACTACCGCCGCCGGCCACCGGGTCGTCGAGCGCACCACCGACGACCCCGCCGAGGCCAACTCGCTCAGGTACTCCGGCTGGCAGCAGGCCGCCGACGCCCCTGACCCCGCCGCTGGCGGCGACCCCGCAGAGCCCGAACCCGAGCCCGGCGCCCTCGAGTCGGGCCCCGGTCCCGCCGCCGAGTCGGAGCCCGAGCCCGGGGTCGATCCCGGCCCGGGGACGGAGCTGTCTCTCATCCCCGCCCCGTCCGAGGACCATGACGGTCCCGCCGCCGACTGAACCGCCCCACGATGACATCCGGTAAGGAAGACCACTGCCATGGCCACTAAGCCCACACTGACCCTCGCCGCGCTGAAGAAGCTCGACGGCGCCGCCGACCCGGCCCCCTTCACTTTCGGGGTCGCCAACAGGGTCGTCTCCTTCCCCGACCCGCTCTCCCTGTCCGTCGAGGAGGCCGAGCGGTTCATGACCGACATGGAGCAGACGGCCTCCCTGTCCGCGGCCCTGCGCCGCTGGGTGTCGGAGGAGGACTACGCCCACCTGACCGCCCATCTGACCGCCCGGCAGGTGACCGTGCTCCTGCGGGAGATCGGCGCCCACTACCGGGCGTTCTTCGGCGACGCGGGGGAAGGTCCCGCCTCCGTGACCGGCTGAGCCGGTACCGGAGGCCCATCATCCAGGACCTGGCGGACCGGGGTCACGACGCCCCGGCCCTGTTCAGGGCCAGGCGGTGGACGTTCCTGCTCGATCTCATCGACGGCCTGCCCAGGACCTCGCGGACGACGTCGGCGATCCTCAACGACCCCGACCCCCACCGGGTCGAGGCCATCGCCCGGGCCGCCGCCGAGACCGGGGACGAGCAGGACGAGGCCGGCCCCCTGACCGAGGCGAGCGCCGAGGCGCAGGCCCTGTGGGATCTTTTCGACCTGATCGTCGCGGCCCTCGGGGGCAAGACGACCCACCCCAGACCCACATCGGCCGTCGCCCGGGCCGTCGAGGAGATCCGGCAGGAGGCCGCCCTGGCCGCCGCCGAGGACATCATCGCCGCCCTGACCCCCTGGGCCCTGAACTGACCCGACCGCCCCGCGAGGGGCTCCCGGTACTTCGCGGAGAGGCGGTGAGCCCGTGACCGCGTTCAAGGGCGGCACCGTCTTCATCGACGTCGTCCCCTCCATGAAGGGCTTCTTCAAGGACGTCGCCGGCGAGGTCAAGGGGCAGATGCCCGCCGTCGGCAACGAGGCCGGAAGGGCCTACGCCGCCGCGTTCCAGAAGTCCGCGGCCTCGGCAGGCAAGGACGTCGTCAACGCGATCGCCGACCCCCTGGGCAAGTCCGCCGGCCGCCTGAGGCAGGAGGCCGCAGCCGCCGGCCGGGCGCTGTCCGCGGCCCAGGACGCGGCCGCCGCATCCGGGCGCGC